AGCTTTAAAATCTTTATCTGCGCCGTCACGCACATTATTTCCGTTCTCATCAACCCAATTTACGAGTGATACAGGAATCCCGTTTTCTGTCCAGTCAAATCCAACCGGGCAAAGATAGTCACATTTAATTTGCCAGATACCATTAACATACTCAACAGCGTCAGCTTGATAATAAGCCTTGTTTGTACTACGTGGGCTTACCACTGTGTTGGGTTGTTGTTTCTCTTGTGGCGTGCTATTGCCAGTATAGCGCCACACCTCAATATAAGTAGGCTTGTTCCAATTATAGTAGTCATTCCATGGATAGGTATTGATAGCCTGACCGATTGCCCCCTGAGTAGAAAAATCACACGAGATAAAATTGACACTATCTAACATAACTCCAACGTGACCTCCAGCGCCGCCTGAGCCTGCCATGTCAGCCGACCACGACATCATTACAATGTCATTGCGCTTAGCTTCCCAGTCTTCGTTGCGACTAATACGCACCCAGCCCACACGAGCCAGCTGAGTCCCTAGCGTCACCGTAGAGGGCAGCCCTTGAATGTCGAAACCATTATCCTTGAGAGCCTGAGAGATAGTCCCTGAGCAGTCCCCTGTACCATCAGAGCCATTCCGGCTACCATTCATTGAATAGGTAATTGTACCGCGACGAGTTTCAAACCAATTAGCAATATCTGTCATTTTCTCTCTCCTTCTTTAATTATCTTTCTTAGGCTCATCATAGCTCAAAGCTTTATTGCTGTCAGACAATCCTGCTGTTGTCGGATCATTGATAACTCCAATCAAAACCAGCGAGGCAAAAAGTGCGTTGATAAATACCAAAATTTTATCAATCGTAACTCCAAAATCTAACTTAATGCCGAAAACATCAGCTCCTGCTTGCAGAAGCAAAGCGATAGCTGGCACAAGAGCCAGCCAGAAATTCTTGTTCTTGAAACGTACTGTCCAGTTAATCTTATTCATGCTATTTTTCCTCTCTAATTTCTAAGTTCGAAAATTTTTCGAACAGTATCTTGATAGCTCCATTGCCACCAAGTTCGACATAACTTTCAAAGAGACGGGTGAGTTCTTCTAACTCATGCTGGGTAGTCCAGCCCCGTCTCAATGCTTTTTTTAAATTTTCCTGCAATCGAAAACGCTGCAGCCGTTGAAGTCCCTTTTGTATCAAACTCAAATCTTGGTTGTTTTTGTCTCCGATGTTTTGAACGCCAACCACCGCATCCTTTAAGTCGCCAATTTCCCCAGATAAAACTTGTATCTTTTTATCCGTTTCCTTACTATTTTGTGTGCCTTTGAAACTAAAATAGCTGGGAATAATTACGACTAAAACTGGCGTCAACTTATCTACAAATGCTAGTAAATCCACATTTGATCACCTCTACTATTTCTCTTGTTTGTTATTAGCTTCAAATTCTGCTGCAACAGCGTCCTCTACTTCGTAGACCTTGGTCTGAAATGCTGCTTCTTGTTTGCGCATTTCACGGCGATTGCTTGCATACAGTTCTGTATTGCCAATCCATTCATTGATAGTAGAGACACCTTGGCTGTCAATATCTGCCGTAATTGTCTTAACGACAGTATTGTCAATTTTAATATTCCCTACAAGTTTAGTTGTTTTAGTGATTTCTAATGTCATGATTATTCTCCTTTTATTTTTAAATTAGTTTTCCATTTGGTACATTTCCGACGATTGGAAAGTCGTCGACGGTTGTATATGTGACCGTCCCAGTCCAGACACGGTTGCCTGACCTGTTATTAGTGTAGTTAATCGTCCCGTCAGGTTCTAAGTGCACAATACAAGTCGCATCAATTGTCGTATTAAAATTACCAGTTAACGTCAAGTGTACTTGCGAGATTGGCTTAAAGCCGTCCGGAATCCTCTCACTTGCTCGTGCATTTTCGACCACGCTTGCGATGTTTTTGATAACCCGCGTCACAGAAATTGTCACAAGATTACCGATACGGACGAAGGTTGCACCGATTCCCCACATCAGGCTAGAAGTTGCTTGCAGTCTCACTTTTTGTAATATAGCGTCAATACTAAGCAAAGAATACGAATTAGAATAGCCCAAGCTCCAAGAACCCGTTCCGCCTTGTGCTTGAGTATAATTCACTTTCTGAAATTCTATCACTTCGGGCGATATGCGCATTGTATAAGTCAATCGATCTGCTGCATCATAAGCATTCATCAGGAAGCCGTTTGGAACCATCATGATTTCTTCTTTGGGAATGTGCGAGCGAACACCTGACGTATTATGATTAGTAATTTTGATATTCTCACCAATCTTAATTTCTCCATAAGTCCCGCTGGTTCGATACTCATTGATTATTTCCCCAGATTTGACTTTTCCCAACTTAGCACTTAGCGCACTCAACTCTTGTATATTCAGCTTGTCTGCTGTGATAGCGCCATTTACAATCATGTCAGCTTTAACTTTAAGCAGTTTAGCGATAATTTCCACCCATGCCGGGTTCTGTGAAATCATACTAGCCAAGGCCTGACCGTTCACAACTTTTTCAGCGGTGGAGACAATGCCGTTTTCATTGACTCTGATTTGATTTTTCTTCACAACGTTATCATTTAACTCTTGTACAGTTTGCGTGATTTGATTTGCCCGCTGGTCAAATGTGGTTTGTGAGACTTTGCCATTAACGTCTTGCTTAACTGCCGCAAGTTGTCCGTCTATCGTCTGCTTGTACTCTGCTAACTTCGTGTCCGCATAATTTTGATTATTTTCTGGCGCTGGTTGATAAGCCCGTTTCATCGTGCCTTCATATACATCAATTTCGCTAATCCACACAGTAGCACTTTTGCCATCGCTAGAGCCAGAATTATCAAAACGAAGCGAAAATCCATCATAATTTCCGCTATTAAATGTAACAGTGAATCGTTCTGCTTCAAGAGAGGATAGGCGTTGGTGGAATACAGCTATTGCGTCTTTCCAGGCATCGTCTGTATCAGAAAGCAAACCTACTAAAGCACGAAATCCAGATACGTTACTGGACATAAACCCAGTAAACGATAAGGTATATGTTGTATTCTTTTTCAGCTTGTTAAATATCATATTCTGGAGATAAGCTGTATTAGGTTCGTTTGTATCAATTACAAACATTGTTTCTTTGCTGTTTTTATAAAAGACATGCGTGCGATTAGTAAACCATTTGCCAGCTGTTCCACCCCAATAACGATCTCCAAGTTCAACCGCACCGTTCAAAACTAAATTAGGGCTACCGATATTTAACTCCTCAAACCGTCTCGTAATCCCTCGCACATCTTCTGTGTATTGAGATTTTGCGACATAGCTTTCAGACACTTGCTTTCGCAATGCTTCTGTACTGCGTGCTGTTTCCGTGCGTGTGTATTGCTCCAGTTGTTCTCTGCGCTGACTATCACTTGCCACATAAGACTTGACAGCTGTCATGTCCGTTTTAAGACCTTCTGCAGTTTTTTCAAATGTAGCGCGGGCTGCAGTGATTTGTTCATCTGTATCTTCAAGCGCTGGTTTAGGCGTTGTGGCTATGTTTCCATCCTCCAGTTGTGGATCTCGGATCCAAATAACGTCACCCGATCTCCAGCCGTAACCATAGACAACAAATGACCAATACGTATCAAATTTAACAATAAAAGCTTTTGAAACCCGTTGCCATTCATCGGACAACCGAACTCCGTTTGTGATATTTCCTCCGGCTTCAAAGCCGATGTTATATAACTTAATATCAGTACGATTTGACTTAACATCAACAGACCACACCATCTGTTTGCCTTGCCACTCTTCGCCACGCAAATCTACAAGTGGTTTGTGAATACCACCATCATTACCTTTAACGTTTGTGGCTTTTAAAGCCCAGCCACTTTTAGCAGTAGGGTCTTGCACTCGTTCAAAAGTCCATTCAGAACCAGCCACACTAAACGGTAGTAAGCCAGCAAAATCATAATGTCTGATGTAATTACGGCCGCCGACCGAAATCTGGCTAATCTCCTCACGAATTTTTCCGGCTTCCTGTTTCACCTCTGACTTACTAGCTTTATCGCCAAGTTGCCCAGTAATACGAGCTAGATTCTGCGTGTTGCTTTGTTCATAGGCTGTTTGTTGGTTGCGGATAGCTCCCACGTCTTGCTTGACTTGCTCGATTTTGGTGGCGCTCTCCGTTTTTTCTTTGAGTAAATCTGATTTGACAGCACTCAAATCTTTCTTAGCCAGTTCCATATCTTGTTTGAGTTGGTTAATCGGCGCAGGGTCTGCGGGCTTTCCGGGGTCTCCCTTATCGCCT